GCGGAGAGCCTCATCGGCTTTGGCTTGGCTGAGGCTGTTGTAGATGTCGACGCAGAGGCACCAACGCGGCTCGTAGAGCGTGCCGCAGTCAAGAGCAGCACCAAGACAGCCACCCTGCCTACACAGGCTGTTAGCGTGGCGGATATCGCGGATGCTGAATAATGGCCGCACAGATGATCTCCAAGACCACGGCAGTTTCAACGACTCCTGTCCTCATTGCGACTGGAATGATCGGCGCGTCGTGGATTACCATCCATTGCGAATCTGCAACTAAGGTCTATGTTGGCGGCGCAACCGTGGACGATGTCAATGGCTTTGAGATTCACCAGAACAGCACGGTAACGCTCTGGCTACCAGAGGGAATCAAGATGTACGCCGTGGTAAAGACCGGCTCTGTAGACTTGTCAACCATCCATACTGGAGGCGCATAAATGTCGTACGCAACACTGGCGCAGTTCAAGGCTGCGGTTGGCATTACCGACTCGACCGATGACGCTGCGCTTCAGAATGTGCTGGACGCAACCGACACGCTGATCGATCTCTACTGCGACCGAAAGACAGGATTCGGCACCGCGACCGAGACGCGCTACTACACCGCTGAAGCCTATGACTATGTGCTGACCGATGATCTCGTGAGCGTCACGACGCTGACCACCGACGATCTTGAGAACGGCACCTACTCAACGACTTGGACTGCCAACACAGACTTCCAACTCACGCCAAAGAACTACGCGCTCGACGGCTTGCCATATACCGGCATTAGCCGCAGCAACGCCTTCACTAAGAACTTCCCTAAGGGGATCTTCCTTGGCGTGAAGGTGCTCGGCGTTTTCGGCTTCCCTGCCCTCCCAGCCGCCGTCACACAGGCGGCGATCATCCAGGCTGGCGCTGTGTGGAATAGCCGCACCGCTCCATTCGGCGTGATCGGATCTGCTGATCTCGGCGGCATCCTGCGAATGAGCCGCGCCCTGCATCCAGAGGCTGCGCTGATCCTTGAGCCGTACCGCAATCGCGGTGGCTTGGCGGTATGACCGACCTCACGATCCTAGACGCCATCGCCACGCGGCTAGGGGCGGCCACTCCGCCCACCGGCTACGCTCTCCGCAAGGCATACGCCACTCCACCTGAGTCGCTCCCAGTTGTGCCTGCGGCTATCCTCTTCCCAGGAGATGACTCCATTAGCATTGGCAACGGCAACCGCACCACTGTCTTGACGGTAGCGATCCGTATTTACCTCCTTCCGATCCCACGGATGGATGACAAGTACCGCGACCTCTACACTTGGCGAGCGTGGCTCCGCACCGTGTTCGATGGGGCTGTCACGATTAGTGGAAATGCTGCTCAAGTGGCAGTCACTACTACTACACTCGGCACAGATACTTATGCTGATCAGGAATACCTGACAGTTGAGGCAACTGCGGAAGTCACGGTGTTTGATACCGTGGCATTCACCGCGTAGAGCAAGGAGAACTTAGATGGCTACCTTCGGCGCAAAGGCTCTGACGCGAATCGCTACCGGCTCGCAGTCTGCTTTCGGCACGGCCGCTGCAATCGGAACCGCAGTTGGCGAAGTCCTCTTCAACGAGACAATCGGCTCACTCGATCTCGGCGTGACTGTTGATCTTGGCGAGAGCATCTCCGTTGGCAAGCGCACCGCCATTCAGGCGAACCAGCCAACCATTACCGGCAAGGCTCCAATCATCACCATCGCTGAGGCTCCTGCTTCAATGCGAACGCTTCCGTTGTTCTTTGATGCGATTGGCGCGAGCACCACAGGCGCAGGGCCATACACCTGGACTTGGTCGCCAACACAGGGCGACGTCGATACGCTCGTCTTCTATTCCTTCTTGGTCACCGACGGCGTGCAGAAGTATCTCGTGCGAGATGCTGCGCCAACCGAGATCACGATGTCTGCTGACGCAACAGGGCTGCTCCAGGCTGGCGCAACCTTCGCCGCTACGACGGCTGCGACTTCAGCGCTCGCGTTCCCTACGGCGATCCCTGCCAACCCATTCCTGGCTGGGCGCTTGATGAAGTTGAGCACCGATACCAACTTCCCTGACAAGACCGGCACAGGAGCAACCGATTACGCCTCCATCTACAACTTCAACCTGTCGATCTCGACAGGCGTTGGGATGGTCACGGCGCTTGACGGCAGCCTCACGGCCGCCACGGCAGCGCTGACTGGCGTGCTTGATGCAACGCTCACCTTCACGGTGGCGAGCAACGCCGCCGCTGGCACGACTTTCCCAATCACCGACATTGCCACGCAGAAGTACCTGCGCCTCTACGGCACGACCACCGATAACTACGGCGTGTGGATTCTTGGCTCGTGGGAGATCGAGAACATCGTGCCGATGTCGGCGGATAACGAAGGCGTGGTCGTAAATGAGGTAACCTGCCGACTGGCGTACGACACGACTTCAGGCAAGTCGCTTGAGGTCATCGTGGATTCGCCACTGGCAACAGCGCCATAAAGAGCAGCGCCTAAGGCGCTAGTAGGAGGGTCAATATGGAAACGGTAAAGATCGCCCTAGAGGGTAAGTACGCTGGGTGGACAGCCGAGTTGCGAAAGACAGTCTCGGCTCGCATCCTGCTCGACTTGGAATCAGGCGAAGCACGCTTGGCCCTTGGTGGATTTGCAAAACTGGTAGTGACGCACAACTTCAAGGGTCTTGATGGCAAGCCTGCTGAAGACATTCTGGATGCTCCGGTAGACGCACTGACAGAAACTCTTGCGGAGTGGGTAAAGGCGAATCAACCAGACCCCAAGTAAGGCTCGCCGCACGGCGGATGGGACACGGACATTCAATTGTCCCACCGCCAGAGATCATCTTTCACATCCTGGCTGAGAAGTTTGGGATGTGGCCAGAACAGGTGGCGAGCCTTCCGCTAGATGAGGTGTTGCTGGCGTGGACAATCCACGCGGAGATGCAGCCGAAAGGGAAGTAGATGCCTGCCGGAGTTATCCTTCAGGGAAAGTTCGACAAGAACTACGACCAACTGCGGATCGGCTTTCTCAAGGCATCGAACCCCAGCGCTTTCAAGCGCCTTGGCACCTTCGCCACGCTCAACGCTGCACGCACATTGCAGAAGCCAATGCGAGACAAGGCACCGCGTGGGGAAACCGGAAGGCTCAAGAAAAAGGTGCTTGCGCGCAAGGCTCGGTTCAACAACCCAGCGGCCGTGGTTGGCATCAAGGGTGGTCGCAACGGCGTGTTCTACGGCTGGCTGGTGGTGGGTGGCGCCGGTGGCCAGCGCACGACAAAGAACGGAACGTTCTCTGTCAAAGGCGTAAGGCCGCGACCATTTGTCGATCAAGTGGTGAAGCAACGTTCCAACATCAATCGAGCGGTAGAGTCATACAGCAAGACCTACGCCGCGTTCTACAACGACGAGCCATTCCGAAACACCATCCTACGGTTTAGAAGGGGTAATCAACGCTGATGGCTATGAACCAGACCGCTAACTTTGTAGTAAAGGCAAAGGACTCTGCCTCCGGTCCACTCGGTAAGATCGGCGGCGCGATGGGTGGACTTGCTAAGACAAGTTCCTCTGCGTTCGGCGCTATTGGTGCTGGGACGGCGGCCATTGGCGCCGTCGTTGCCGCTCTAACATATGCCGTAGCCAAAGCCGCTGCATTTGAAACAGCGATGCTCAACGTCAACAGCATTGCAAAGGTGTCACCAGCAGCATTTGAGAAACTGAAAGATGCAGTTCTGGACCTCAGCACAAGATTGCCACAAAGCGCCGAGACGCTCGCAAAGGGCTTGTACGACATCTCATCCAGTGGATTTGCTGGCGCAGAGGGGATCAAGGTTCTTGAGGCGGCGGCAAAAGCCGCATCTGCAGGACTAGCACAGACCTCCGAATCTGCTGCAGGAATCACCGCAGTACTGAACGCATACTCCTACAGCGCGGATGAGGCACAGCGAGTCTCGGACATCCTCTTCAAGGTTGTTGATCGCGGTGTGATCACCTTCCCACAACTCGCGTCGGAGATTGGTAAGGTCACCGCACTCTCTGCGCCACTTGGGGTAAGCCTTGAGGATGTTGCGGCAGGATTGGCGGTTCTTACCAAGAACGGTATTGACGCAGAGAACGCGACCACACAACTCAACGCGATTATGCAAGCGGTGCTATCTCCGACGGCCAAGGCGACCAAACTTGCCAAGAAACTCGGCATTGACTTTACAGCGACAGGTCTAAAGACCAAGGGCCTTAACGGCTTTATGGCGGACCTGATCAAGAAGACCGGTGGAAGCACTGAGAAGATTGCAGAACTGCTTGGCGATGCTCGTGCAATCAGAGGCGCATTCGTTCTTGCAAAGAACAGCGGCAAGCAGTTCAATGACGAACTTTTGATTATGGCAAACGCTGCTGGAGCAACCGATACCGCTCTTTCTTATCAAGAGCAGGGTCTTAACTATCAACTGCAGATCTTCCAGAACAAGGTTGATGCGATTGCGACGGCCGTTGGAACAGCCCTTATTCCAGCAGTGGGTTTCCTTCTCGAATCCATTACGAATATGGGAGCAGGTATGGACCGAGTAATCAAAGAGAGCGTCAATCCATTCTTAGAAGAACTTGGACAAACAGCAGAATTGCTTGGGATTGATTTCGGTGGTGGTATCGACCAAGAAAGTTTCTGGGATACATTCTTCAAGCCAATCAGAGACAACTTTGACAACGCCACAATTCTTCTGAAAGCCTTTAATGAGGCGTATAGGGAAATGCTCAGGTTGACTGGTCAGCCGATTCCAGGTGGGCCAGTTATCAATCCGATGGACGTCAAGTACGCTCCTGACCTGCGTGTTCCCAATCCCTATAGTGATCCAGCCGGCACAACGACTGTTGTCACCACCGTGAACATCGGCACCAATAAGGTTGATACCGTTGTTGCGAACTCACTGCGCCGCATCGGCACTGAGCCAACACGGCAGTAAATGGCAAACCCATTCAGCCTCATCATTGCTGGAGTAGACAGCGGCGCTAACCTGCTCGATCTCCCTGCACCAACGGCCACAACTACGCCGTATGTCGAACTCGGATCACTCAGCCTAAAACTCTCAGCAGACGGCTCCCCTGGGGATATGAGTTTCACCGTCATCGAGCCAAAGACTCCAAGCGGCACTCTGCCGTGGTGGCGTTCTGGCAATGTCTACGATAATGCGCGCGTCCAGTTCTTTGACAGCCGGTACAACGTCAGCACACCGATCTTCCTTGGATATATCAGCAACATCCAGGGCGAATTGCTAGAAAACGGCGTGGGCACACGCGCAATGGTGCAGGTCACTGGCGCAACTGGCTGGCTAAGTAAGACCATCGTGCGCAACGGTAAGACAGGGATCAGGGCGACCTCATTCGTGGACTCATTCACGATTGGCACTGGAGAGCCAGAGGACACGACAGCGACTACTGACCAGGCAGTTATTAATGGGCTGCTGGCTCGTGTCGCCGCGCAGCAGACTGACGCCTCTACCTTGCAACTGCTGAACACCGCCATCATCAGTGGCAGCAACCGCGCCATCTTTACCGGCACAGCGCAGAAGATCGGCAAGCAAACCTTCAGGGCGACCACGCTCCAGAGCGCGCTTGAGCAGGTAGCAGAAGCATCTGGCGGTATCTCGGATGTGCAGTACCGCATCTGGGTTGATAACGATGGCCGCGTCAACTACGGACCGAAGACGGTGGCTTCAACCTACGCAACCGCTCCTGCGGAGATCGTCACTGACCCTGCAAGCATCCAGACTGGTAGCACCACGACACCTACGCGCCTGTTCGCTCGTGACCTTCAGGTCAACCTTGACCACGACAATATCGTCAAGGGGATCTTCGTGATGGCTGACTCGGCGTATGCGCGCTACGACAGCAACACCGTCTTCTCCAACGCACCGACCAACGACCCATACTTCCGCACCTACAACGGCACCTACTTCAAGGCGACGGTCACGACGGCTGCTCGAACAGGAACGACTGCCACGATCACGACCTCACCTGCCCACGGCTTCGCCTCAGGTCGCAGCGTGACCGTCGCACTCACGAGCGGTCCAACTGGCTTCGCTGCACTCAACGGAACCTTCACGATCACAGGCGTGACCTCCACGACCTTCACCTACACCACCGGCACGAGCGGCACGATCACCTCTGGTGCGGCCGTGGGTACGGCATCCGCGCAGGGAAGCGGCACGAGCCGCACTGGAGCAGGGCAGGCAACGCGCAATGGTCCTATCCCACACGAAGTTTTCAGCGCACCAAAGATCGCCAACAAGTCTGACCGTGGCAAGAACATCAGCCTGCTCGCACGCGGCACGATGGTGACTCGATCACAGCCGCGCCGCACCGTCTCGTTCACGGTTGCCGGTGGCAACCTCAGCCAGACCTCCGCGCCAGACTGGGAGTACGGCTACACGCAGGGCTACCCAGCCGCATCTGCAACGCCGTATACGCTGGTCAAGGCGTGGCTCCCAGGGCAGTATGTGAAGATCACCGCGCCGATGCTCGACCTCTCGTCTACCATCCTCTACATCCCTACTGTCACAATGCGCTTCGCAGATGGTGGCGGCACCTATCAGGTGCAGTACGAGATCGAAGCGGACTTCCGTCGGCAGTATCTCAGTGGTCTTCGTGGCTTGATTGGTGGTGAGTAATCGTGGGTAAGTACGGCACAAACCTAGAAGGCTTCGGCGCGTTCGAGGGTGGGGTCAACGCAGACAAGGGCGCACCGCTCGTCAGCACATCGAGCGACGGAGAGACTTCGCTGCTCTTCGGTCCTGCTGCACTGCGTGAGATTCAGGCTGGCGTGGCGAACGGAGACTTCGCCATTCCACCGGATGAGGCAGACGCGGTCATCACCGCAGAGAACCCACTGCCGTACTGGACCTTCACGGATGTCAACAGCGCAGGCGCAATCACCTGCGCCGTGGTCACGGACGCGAACACTGGATCTACTAATGTTCTGCGCTGGACCGTCAACAGCGGCACTCTGACTGGGAAGAGCGCAACCCTTACGCGCTATGTGCCAGTCTCGTCAACCCTTTCTCGCTCTTTCTCCTACTACCTTGAGGCATCTTTTACTAGCGCAACCAACAGCGCGCAGTCGGAGGTAAAGGTCAGCGGTGCGTTCTACAAGACTGACCTCACCATCTCAACAGGTGCGTTTGACTCTGGCCAGGTGCCTTTCTCATCTCTGACCTCTACGACTGGCGTGACGGCACCTGCGAACTTTGACTCTGGATCGCTGCTCTCAACCACCGCCCCATCGGATGCGGCGTTCCTGCTTCTGACTATCACTATCTCAACGGTCGCCACTCAGAGCGCTGCTCGCACGATTGACCTAGCAGAGGTCAACCTGTACCACGGCTCGCCTGAGATCCTGCTGACGGATCGAAGCGCACCACAGACATATCAGCCAGCCGTGCTGCAAGCCGACGGTGGCGAGTTGCTCTTGCAATCTGACAATGGCAACAGCCTGACGATTACCTCAACCAAGAGCAACTTCAACAACTCAGTCACAACGACTGGCGACCTTGGCTTTGATGGTGTTATCTACGGCTCATCTGGATTGACTGGCATCGCACTCAACACTGGTGGTACCAACGGTCGACTTTGGATTCACTCCAACCCTGCAGCAGATGTTGCAGCATCAACATCAACAACAGTTTCTGGCGTGCTGATCACCAAGGCAACGGCAGGTCAGCCAAGCACCAACATCAACGGCACCGCTACGACCGACGCGTTCGCCGATGCACTCCGCAACGGCGGCATCGCGGTAGACACAACCAACAACCGTGGCTACTTCTACTCAGGCGGCTGGAAGTACGCCGCGCTGACCACGCCGTCAGACTCACGCCTCAAGGAAGAGATCACCGACATCACAGGCGCGCTAGACACGCTCCGCCAACTCGTGCCGGTAGCGTTCAAGTGGAAGCGTCCAGAGGCACACGGCCGCACCGATGCTGTGGCTGACGATGGCAAGCGTCTGGGCTTCATCGCGGATCAGGTCGCCACGACTGACTTGGCGCACTGGGTGGAGACACTCGGAGTAGACGAGCGAGAGGCGCATCTCGTTGATACGACTGAGGTGCTCGCCGTCAACATCCCTCAGAACGAGATGGAGGCGCTCGTGGTGCAGGCGCTGCTCGACATCGACACGCGCCTGAAGGCGCTAGAGGCACGATGACTCCACGCCAGATTGACCAACTGATCGAGCGGCTGGACTCACATTCCGCCAAGTTGGATCAGGTGCGCTCAGAACTGGACATTCTCAAAGGAGGACTAGTGGCTATCGGTGCGCTGTTGTTCAGCGTACTTGTGCCGCTACTCGCATCGCTGCTCGCTAAGTGAAGCGCGCTGCGTTCCCACTG